ATCTAACCAATGACACCGAAGAAGATTTAATTTTAGAAAGTAAATTTAAATCAAATAGTAGGTATGATACAGATTTAAACTCTGGGGTTAAGCCATATGACCAAATGACTCCAGCAATATTTATAAACAATGAAGTTACAACAAATGCCCCATTTGCTTTTGGTGGTGAAGACGAAACTAGAGTATCAATTAAAGCGGTTGTTATGGCAGAAGATTCTTATAGTTTGGATGGTGTTTTATCTATTTTTGCAGACTCGGCTAGAGAGAGTATAACAGCAATACCTTTTACTGGACATCCCGGAACAGAGTATGGAGATGTCTTTGGAGGTTACTATGCTTACACTGGTCTAACAGATAGATATGATGGTGCTGAAACTAAATTTTACATTAACGATGTAACCGTATCTAAACTATCAGATAGAGCAAAAAAACTATCAATTGGAAATTTAAAGATTGGCTTCATAGATTTTGATGTCCATCAGCATAGATTCCCAAGACTATAATTTCACATTTAAACAATTTAACTGTAAAGAATATAAAATATTATGGCTAGAAATCGAGTAATTTATCAATCAGAAGCTTTGTTCGTGTCCGATGACGCGTCAGCGACAGGTTCATTTGAACACGAACAGCTACACAGAGTTCAATCCGCGAACTATTCTTTCAATATTTCGCGACAAGACATAAACCAATTTGGTTCACTTAGCCGAATTGATTCTGTTGTCCTAGAGGCTCCCACCGTATCATTAGACTTTTCTTATTACTTATCGGATGGGGTAAACGAACAAGCTTTAGGTTTTGCATCCAACGATCAATTCGATATTGGTTTTGCATCTGGACACCTAACAGCTTCTTCCGGTAAGAATTTTTATATCGTAACCACACCAGAAGGAACAGACGCTACAACAGCGCAAACTCCTGGATCTGTTATCGGTATTGGTAATGCTTACATATCAGACTACACATTAGATGTTTCCGTTGGGTCTATTCCAACAGTTTCAGTTAGTTTAGAAGCTGCTAACATCAGTGCAGACACTACAATTTTTGGAGCTTCAAATTCTGGAATATCAACTTCAAGTCCAGCTGTTGCTCAATCAGACGGTTCTAAAATAACCGCCGGTGTTGTTTTGCCAGCAGTTACAACAGGTGTTGGTGCTGACGACGTTACAGTTCTTCGTCCTGGTGATGTTTCAATTACATTTGGAACAGCCGGAACAGACGCAGAAGATGGACCAATCGTTGACATTTCTGCCGGAGTAGACGGAGGTCACATCCAAAGTGCTAGTTTATCAATTGGTTTAAGCAGAAGTCCTTTAGAGAGACTTGGCTCAAGATTCCCATTTGCTAGAACTGTTGACTTCCCTGTTACAGCTACATTTAATGTATCAGCTATTGTTAATGAAGTGACTGCAGCAAATCTTGCGGACATCATTGATAGCCAAAATTCAGTTGAAATTAACTTAGTTTTAAATAGACCTGGTACTTCAACAGCATCAGCCGCTTACAAGATAGTGGGAGCTAAATTAGATTCTGAATCAATTAGCTCAAGCATTGGATCAAACAAATCTGTTGACTTAACGTTCTCTACTCAAATTGGTGGACCAACAGATGCAGTAAACAATGTTTTATTCTCTGGAGCAGCTCACCCAGGATTAGAGTTCACAGCACCCGAAACAGACGTAGGAAGCTTAAGGGACAATTAATAACTAAAACCTTTAAAACGAAAAGCCACTCAAAAGAGTGGCTTTTTTTTGCGCACATAATCAATGTTGTGCAATCTAAAATATTGATTAGTATTGAGCTCCGCCAGTTGGCTGGATGTCTACTTCTACGCCACCAACTTGTCTTGGGGCTGCATTATAGCTACTATAGCTTTGAACCATTCTCAACATCTTATTGTAAGAGTCTGTGGCAAAGCCTCTATAAGCTTTTGATACCTCATTCTTGTTTACAAAGGTAATACTATTGTCTCCGTCTCTAACACTTAGTATATTACCGTTAGAATCGTTTATAATGCCTCTGAGAGTGTTTCTGGCTTGTTTTGTGTAGTAATGGTACAGATACATCTCTTTATAGATGTCCTGCTCTTCTAGGCCCATTCCAGAGACGTCTCCGTTATTAGCTCCAGAAAAATTTGTATATATGTATGTATTCAACATACCCAAGTTTTCATTCAACCAACCAGAAACAGACGACAAACTTGCCCCAGTTGAGTCAAGTTCGTGTACGAAAATGTCGTTTGCTAAATTAGCTAAATTTGTATACAGTGCCATTAACTTTGTCTTTGATATTCTTGCTTAATTAAAGTAATAAGCCTATCTCTATCAAAACCAGGGTTAAAACCAAGTCTAGCTGCAGTTGATTGTAAATCTGATAGTGTTTGAGATTTTAGCTCTTCCTCTAAATCATTTACACTTTCTGCGCTTCCAAATGCATCTGATAATGCTCCTTTTTCAGCTTTTATTGCTGAGTCTAGTTCAACAGAGCCATTTTTTGATTGCCAGATTTTAAAATGCTTTTTTAACTCGTCATCTAGTTGACCATGTGACGATAATATTCTAGCACCAACTTTTTCGCAGAGACGTCTTTTGGATGCCCTATCCATTGCTTGTAATTTACTAGCAAAGAGTTTAGAATTAGCTGTGCCATATGGACTTGTTGCATTAATTCCATATATTTTTTCTTTTTCTTCTATAAGATCTAATTCATCTCTTTCCTTACCGTCAGCGTATTCTAACTCATCAAGATTTGGGTCTTCTGAGGCTTCTGATTCTTCTTCAACTTTTCCATTTGCTTCTTCTAAATCTTCCAAAGGATCGTTGGCGACTTCATCGTTTTCTATAGCTGTAGCTACATCTTCAATGAACTCTTCTTTTAATTCATGTAAGGTTGTACTTTTTTTATTTTTTCTTTTGGCCATAATATATTATAAATTTATTTACACTTTTTCCAAAAAAAAGGGCCACTCCGAAGAGTGACCCAATTTAAAGGTTGTGATTGAGATTATGCTCCCATCACTAATGTACCAATTAAAGCACGGTTGTCTAGAACAACACGACCTTCTTCGAGTGAACCGAAGTAACCGATCTTGTTCTGACGAATGCTATATTGATCATCAGCGATTAGATTGAACTCTCCACCGTTGTCACCGTCAACTGCTACAGGGCGAACCAATGATTCACGTGAGCGGTCGATACCAAGTACCAACTCGTCATCAGCAGCAGCAGCTTGGTCACCAGCAGCACCGCCAGCTAATGCGACGTTTCCGCTTTGCTCATTAACGAAGATGTTGTTGAACTGACGTGAAGAACCTCCAAGTCCAGATCCACCCATTTCGTTAAGCTCGATAACATTGATGCCGTAGAATTCTGGAGCACCAGCAGCACTGAATGCTTCTTGTGCAATGAAGTCTGCAGTACGAACTGAATCATTAGCAGCGCTACCATTAGGAGCACTAGCAGTGTTGATTGGGTTGTATGCAATAGCACGTAATTCTTCAACGATTTCTGGAGAACAGATGATATCTGTTATACCTTTACCGCTGCGAGCATCTGGAGTACCACCAACGAATGATGAAACGATTCTCTTAGAACGAGTGATCATACGGTTAAGGTCTGCAAGAACGAAACGTTTAATAGCAGATGCTTCCTCAACGTGAGCAACACTGTTAGTACTTGCGTTTGCAACAGCTTTCATGATAACGTTAGCTGAAATTGTGTTTTGCTTGATAAGAATTTCTTGAGCAACACGAGTCATTGTTTTTGCAACAACATCCATACGTGATTTAGCGGCGTAGCGACGATCGAAGCTAACTGCTGAATCAAGTGAATATGTAGCAATTTTTAACTCTGAAGATGTTGGAAGAACTTCTGAAGTTGGCAAACCACCAGCGCGTGACTGAGAGAAAACCTGTACATAATCCTCATCAGAAATATCGTGATATAAATCTAATGGAATTGAAGGGTTATCATCAGCGTTGTACTGAAGTGTTGTGAAAAGGTTAGACAAAGCAGGAGCTTGGTTGATAACCTCAGCTAAAACTGGGCCGATAAACTCAGCTAAAGCAGTTTGAGCTTCGAAAGCAACCGAACGGTTGCGTGAAGCCATTGCTTTAATAAGCTCGACTTGTTCTGGTGTATTTTTTAAAGTAATTTTCATTATAAATAATTTCCTCTCTATTAACCTAATTTTACGATAACATAGTCACCAGCAAATTGGTCTGTAGTAGTGTTAGAAACACGTGTACCAGTTCCAATAACAGTTCCGATAACTTGATCAACACCGTCTTGTCCGGTAGTTCCGAGTGCTACACCAGTAATTTTACCTCCGGCTGCCGTTGCGATACCAGCACCAATTGTGAAAGAAGTGTTTGCATCGAAAGCGTTTGCGCCAAAAGTGAAGATACCTTTAGTTGCTACAGGGACCGACTGTCCAGGAAGAACAGCTTGAAGCTCTTCTTTCTTAGTCGCGTTATAGAGTAATTTCTCTCCATTTTCATCATTCTTTGCAGTTTGTGCTAGAGTAACACCAAGGACAGCGCCCTTAGTTTCGTTAGCTGTGCAACCAGTGATTAACAAAGAATTTGTAGGATACATGTCTCCGCCAACAAATGGATAGTCTGTCTTACCAAGATAGCTGTTTGAGCCATAAGTAATAAGATCAGCATTAAAGTTTCCACCTGCTACTTTAACGATGCTACCTTGAGAAGCCTGCCCGTCGTCTGTAGTAGAGTCAAGGACAACAGCTGCGTCGAAAGCGAATAGATTAACTACATCGTTTTCGTCGTATTGTCTGAATGGTAATAGTCTAAGTGCCATAATTTTTTTTTATTTTAATATAAATTTTTATGATAAGATATTATCGCGGCTAAATGCAGCAGCGAATTTATCTTTAAAAGATTGAGATGAAGCTTGTGCTTCGTTATTATTAGGGATTTCAGAAGTTGTTTCCTCTGCGCTATCTAATGCATCTTCTACGTCTGTAGCTTCTGTAGCTTCTGCGACTTCTCCGTTAAGGCGTTTTTCAACCTCTTCGTTGACGCGAGCTTGAACTTCAGCTTCGAATGATGCTTTAGCTTCTTTGTTTTTACCTGCCCAAAAAACTTCTAGTTCTGTTTTCAAAGATGCATAAGCTTCTTCGGAATCAAGACCTTTAATTTTTTCAGCGATAAAAGCAGAATCGCTTTCTTCTAAATCATAAATAGAATCAATTTCTTCCATACGTGAATTGAAAGTAGCAACCGCTTTTTCAGCAGCTTGTGCTTTTTCAAACTCAGTAATGCGTTCTTGAGCAGTAGCTAATTCCTCTTTAATTGATTCTACAGAATTCTTGAGTTCTTCATTCGCTTTCGCGATTTCAGCTTTCTCGTTTTCTGCAGCCTCAAGAGAAGTTTTGTACTCTTCATCTTTGGTTTTAATGGCATCAGCAAATGTTGATGTCATGCCTGCAATTGCTTCTTGAGAAAATTTCTTCTCTTGAAGATCGCTCTTGAGTTCTGTTAATAGGTTTTCTATGTCCATAATTTTGTTATTCTTTACAGTATTTTTTAAACTTTGTGAAATTTTAGCCGCAACTTTCTCTAGCTCTTTACTAGCTTTCTTATTACTTTCTAAAATAATTGCTTTGCTTTCTTTAGGTTTTTCTATAGTTTCTGTTGTTTCGTTTGAAATTACTCCCTTAACATTAGCCGCAGGTTTCATTGTGAATCCTATTCCAAGAGGATAAACTGTTCCAGTAATCAAACGATAAATTGGAGTTCCATCATCCATTTTTCCTTTACCACCAAATCCTCTTAGCATAGCTTTCATTTCCATTATTTGGTTTTTATCTGAAATGATTTCTGCGTCTTTTAAGTTTTTACTTCCAACAGCTATTTGGTAATCACTAAATCCAACTTCCCAACTTGCGGAAACTGTGTTGTGTATTTTATTGTTTGGGTTGGTGCTCTTTTGTAAAGTATCAAAAAATTCTCTATCTACTGTTTTATATACAACTGCACCCAAAGCAATGTTAAAAGGCTCTGTTTCTTTTTCGTCTACATTAATAATTAAAGAACTATCTGAATAATCACTAAATCCAGCATTTACGATGTGCCCAACTACTTTCTTTTTATCATGCTCTATGTTTGTAGGTTTATGTACAAACTGTTGAACAGAATCAATTGCAGTTTTTGTATTTATACCATCTCCATTTTTCTCTAAATCCACATTTGTCGGAATTAAAGGTCTTAAATTTTCAATGTTTGCTTTAGAAATGTCTATGCCCGCAATTTCTCTGCAGGCTTGAACTTCAAAATCAAAAGTTGTGCTGTATTTGTAATTCGACATTATGCGTCGTGCTTTTCGGAAGATTTTGGCTCTTTAGGATTGTCTACTTTTTTCAGTTCTCCTTCTGGCCCCACTTCTTCTTTTGATTGATCGTCTTTAGAAAGTAATTTGCTGTAAGCTGCGTCCGCTTCTTCTTCTGTCATTTTTCCATCTTCTTTCATTTTTTTAAGAATAGCTTTTTGAAGAGCAAGAGGTAACTTCTTTTGTTTTTCTGTTAAACCACCTAAAACTTTAGGAGTTTCGTTTAATAAAGCTCTCATTTCGTCATATTTCATACCGCAAGCTTTCATTGTATTTTTGTCGTCCATTTTTGTGGTATCAGTTAAAGCTTTGTCTTGCATTGCGCAAACTGACATGAATGATTTATACATAGCTTCTTCTGTTCCAGAATATTTTTTAGCTATGGAAACTTCGATGTTACCATTTGAACGATCGATGTTTGCTGTTAAAGGATTATTGATTTCTTTCATTTGAGTGATATAAAATTGCTGATGGATAAATTTCTAATTTGTGAGCATCTGAGACATCATAAATTTCATTTAAGATACTCAAATTTTCAATGTTTGTATAGTCATTTACACAAGAAATCATGGTACTTGTCCATTTTTCTTTTTCGCTACCACAGACAACAGATTCGCATAATTTACTAACCATTTCTTTTTGTTGTTTGTTTAATCTCTTCTTGCCTGTTTTATTCTTCATTTCTTGGGTAGCCAATGATTGTAAAGCTTCAATTTCATAAACGGTTGTTTGTATAGCTTCTTTACTTAATGTGCCGGACGCTTCCGTAGTTCCAGGGGGTCTTCCAGGAACACCAGGAACTTTCTGCTCATCCTTTGGTTCAACTGGAGCATCGTCATCATCCTCTATCATTGGTATGCCACCAACTATAGGATTAAAATATCCCTTCTTTCTTTGCTCTACAAACTTCTCTTGTGCTCCGTCTAACTCTTCAGCAAGTGGAAATCTACCAGTTTGTATGATGTCCATACCTTGCTCTGCTGTAAATATACCAAGCTCCATAAGTCTGGTAGCAATACGCATTAATTGAACCTCGTCTCTTAAATCAATGTCTTTAAATTTAACAGTTGGGTATGATCTAAATCCTAAGTCTTTAGCTATTCTTTTAACTTCTGGCTGTAAGAAATCATTCAAGAAAGCCTCTCTAGCTTCTTTTAATCTATCTAGGAATACTCTAGCTTTAATTGTTGCACCATTATACTTATCTTCATTTAAGATTATGTTTTGAAGACCTTCTTTAATGTCTTTGTTGATTACTTCGTACTTTTGTGGTCCTACAACTTTATTAATATCTGGAATTATAAAGTCTGCTTTAGTTGTATAGTCTGAAACTAAAACTCTTCCAACAGATTCGTTTTGGAAAAGCTTTTGCATAGCTCTTACATTATTGTGATTAATGCCACCCTTTTCTGGATCTGTACCCATTGTTATCATAAGAATGACGTTTTCCACGGTTCTCATAATAGCTTGATCCATTTTTTTCATTTCGAGTTTTGCATTTATATCTTCTAATACTGGATATCCAAAAGGAATTGCAAATGGCTCATAATCTTGTTTCTTATAAAAGCTGTAAGCTATTCTGCTGTTTTCTAAATTAATTTTTAAACCGTCTTTAAAGTATGCGCCTTCTTTAATTAGCTTTTGGTCTGCTGGATCTAAGGCTTCTAATATTTGTTTATCATCATCGTTTTTGGGATTTGCCAACCTTTCCATATCAAACTCAGAAAGTATTTTGGCATATGCACCATCTTTTGTATTGAATACCGTGCTCCTCTTAGCAACGATTTCAAATGGATTTAAAAGTATATATCTAACTGGGAATTTGTTTTCTGATGGTACCTCTGATACAGTTTTAGAAAACTTCTTAAAATCATTTAGGTTAAATTTACCATCAATACGATACAAGAATATATTACCACTTCTGTAATATTCTCTGAAATACTGATCTTTCAAATCCCAAAGTTTGATTTTGTCGAATAGTTTTTTGAAAAATTCTCTTGAGTTTGAGTTGCCGCCTTCTAAATATACGTCCGTATTAGCAAACTCAGACATCATATCAATAGTATTTCTAAAAATAGGAACATTTGCGTATGCCTTTTGACAAAGTTCGATAGCATCTCTTACATTAATGCCATCTCCAGCCAACTCAAATGGTAACAAACCACCTCTGATTTGACTAAACTTGTTAATTGGATTCTGTATTGCAGCACGATTTATTCTGCTTGATGATGTTCTGTTCGCGGTATTACTCGTATAACTACTTCTTTCGTAGGATCCTTCTGAAACGTGGTACGCTGGTCCCATCGTTGCTGGCTCTACTGCCTCTTGAGCTTCGGATATCTGAGGAACTACTCTATTAAATTTGTTCCAGTAATTTGATTTTTTTGTATATTTTCTAGGCATAACTTATATTATAAAGTTCTTTACACAAAGTTAAAGTAACTTTCTCAACTTTAATTAATAAACATTGGGGTAAAGCCTATATTTTCATCTTTTGGTATATCCATCATATCGTAATATATATTCATTCCCCAGTTTCCCAGTATTATAGCGGAATAGGAATCTTTTCTAGGTCTATCTGCGCCTTTTTGTCTCTTTAAATTTGGTGGCAAATCAAAGCTTTGAGTTCCTCCAGCAGATGTGGAAACTTGTATAAGTGCACATTCTGACTTTGTTAAATCTATCATATCCTTTTGATGCTCTATAAATTCTATCATTTTTGCGCCCACATTTTTTTCATCTTCGTACTTTGAGAACTTTAATTCTTTGATTGGTATTTTTTTAGATTTTTGCATTGAGTAGTTGTCATCCATAGCTGTAGCGCCAAAGTATAACTTTTTTCTATCGAAAGATGTTTGAAGCATTTCGTTGGCATTTCTAATCCATTGTGATGTAGGTTTGCGTAAGTTGCATATTACATTGCTAGATACGTTATATTGTCTTCTAGCCTCTTTTAAATCACTTACGTAATTCTGTGGATGTATAAAATCAGATTCAAAACACCCTATGTTGATACCAGCTTTCTTGAATATATCGCTTTCATTTGCTGAATTTAAGAATTGAACACCACCATTGTAGTCTCCCACAATCATAATTATATTAAAGTGTTCTAAGAGGTATTTAAAATATATTATATGTTTCTTTAAATTCGTTCCTGGTAAAGCATAACTATGAACAAGCACACCTTTTTTCTGCTCTGGTATTAATTTAATGACTTGTATAGCAAAGTCGTCAGATGTTTCTGATTCAGACCAAGAGGGGTCAAATGCCATAATGTATTGTGCATCTGGATCTCCAGCTACTTCAACACAAGGAGATTCTCCATCTACGATCGTACAATCAGCCATCTTACTAATTTTAAAGTAACCTGCGCTATCATCAGTAAATATCGCATTAAACTCTCGATCAATCTGCGACTGACTCATAGAACCTTTAGCTTGTGTAATTAAATTTTCATCATACAAAGCTTTAGGTGCGGCATCATAAGAAAACTGCATAATACATCTTCTACCTTGATTTTTAGCGCCTGGATTAAAGATCATATTCTCATATGTCTGGTACAACTTATATAAATACTCAAACTTGTAAGATGCAGAAGATAATCCAATCATTTTATTACTTGGCCATTCTTTTCTGTCTTCCTCTGCCATTTTACCTGCTTTAATCATTTGATCTTCGGCATCTCTAATTTTTTGTCTTTCTGTCGGGTTTTCCACAACAGCCAAGAACGGCATGATAACTTCGTTGTAAATTTTTTCTGGCATCAAAAGCAACTCGTCCACAATAATTCTTTGGAAACGGAAACCACGAAGTTTTTCACCGTCTCCCAAAGGTAAAGCTGTTATACGACTCTTGCCAATCTGCATGGACCATTCATCGTTGGACTTTGTTACCTTACCAATACATTGTTGAAATAGTTCCGCTTTGCTGTCTTGCGCTATATCTTCTATCTTACGAAATATCATTTTAGACTGACGAAATGACTTAGATATGATACCAATATGTACTCCTTGGTTCAGCATAGCGTCTAACAGCGCAAAAATGCCCGTAGAAAAGGATTTTGACATACCACGAGACCATATGCCCAAAAAGTAATCATTTTCCATCATGGCCTTTACAGCCATGTGTTGAAATGGAAATAATTCTATACCAGTTAATAACTCTGTCGTAAATGTAATGTTTTCTTTTAAAAATTTGTACAACCAATATTTTGCTTTGTTATCTTCAAGGTATCCTTCAAGTTCTAAAACTTTTTCGTTGACATTTTCCCTTTGTAGGGGTTTTTGATTGCCAGCTTCCCAACTCATGGTAATTTCCTTTCAAATAATTCGACATCATCTTTTAGAAGCTTTTCTAAATCAGATCTCCTGTAATTATCTTTTACTTCTTTGTATTTCATTCTTTCCGTTGGATATATCTTTACTTTTAAATTATCTTCTAATTTTTCTATAAAATCATCTATATATTCTATTGCCCCAACAAAACTATGCTTACGCATTGAAGATATTCTTATCATCTCTGGTACTGTTTTATGACCATCTTTATGAATTATTTTACCCTCGTTTTCTATAAAAAAATCTACAAAACTTTCCAATGTGTGATTGTTAATTATATTAAAATATTTATTTATCTTTTTTAAGATAGGATCTTTTTGATTTTGGCTATACAAATATCTATACAAATCATATACATGATTAACTGGATTTTGCCATAATGTAAAAGAATAATCTGTTTTTTTTATATACTCATTTGGAAATAAACCAAAAGCTAACTCTATGCCACCCTTAGCGTTAATTCTTGGTATGGGGGCTTCAGTTATCCAATCTTCATTTTCAGAATATATTTCTTTAATTATTTTTTTATCATTATATATTATTGGCGCATGCACAGCCACAGAATTTTTTTGAGCTTCTAATTGCTTCGCAAAATCTGGATAACATCTTACTGGGTGCGCTTGATAAAAATACATTATATTAATTCCTTTTCTATGTAATATTGTACATCAGTTTCCCAAAGTTCACTACCTAGAGCCAATAACTTTGGAATAATTAATTCGCTTTGCGCTCTGCATGTGGTAAATATAAATTGACACTTTCTAGGAAACTCATGTTGAAGTTTTACCATATTTGAAAAAGCCCAGTTTAAACTAGATGGTCTTTTGCCTGGGAAGTATTGTTTATGCATCTCTCTTATTTCTTTTTCAACTACGATATACATATAGCCACCAACATTAACACATCTTTCCATTTCTCTTCTAAATCTATCAAAGCCTTTACCAAAAGTCCCAAGAAAGTCTGTTGGGCTTTTCCTATCTACAAAAGTATTTGTAAAGTCGTCTCCAGCTAAAGTATAATCACCAAAGTCTAATTTTAAACTTTCGGAGTTTTTAAAATGTAAGGGTTTTTGTTCTCGAGTGTCAATAAATACCTTAACATCAAAATCATTAAAAAACTTTTTAGTCAAAGGCATTTTCAAAAGTGGTTCTATGCCTATTTCTTTGCAAGCTTTATTGTAGCCACCATAATACTTTTTATATATGTCAATATCTGGTAATTTGCTTTTATATAACTCCAAATGATTTGGGGCGTATTCCCATTCTTTCATTTTAATTCTTTCAGCTAAAACTTTTAATATATAACTTCTTACTTCAGACTTGTCAGACTTTTCGCACCACTCTCTCATTTGATTTCTGTTGGCAAAGTCGGTGGTAAAGTATTGTTCTTTCTTTCTGAATTGTATTTGATTGCCAGTAAGCTTATTAAACCTAGGATAGTGTTTAACATAATAATCAGCTACATAGAGACCGTGCTTCTTGATATGAGCGTGTAAAGCTTTTTCAGAAGCAAACTCTTCTCCACATTCTTTGCAATTATAAGACATCGTCAATACCTATTCCTAAAACTCTTGCTTTCCAAGCCGACATACCCTCTAACCTTTGAGCTTCATCTTTAATCAACTCTTTTTGCATTTCTGCTATGCGTACCATATTTTTGCGCTCTTCTTCCTCTTGAAACAATTGAACAATAGATAAAAACGAAGATGTTTCTTTCGCTCTATTCTTCATTCTTTCTCCGCGATCGCCTTGTAACTTTTTGGTTAAGTTTTCTATACGGCTTTCGCACTGATGGTACTCTGCACTTTTTGCTTTAATAATTTCTGCTAATCTGATACTCATCTCATCTTGGTCGTCTGCAGACTCAAACATGTCATTAAGTTTTTGTAGGTGAGATGTTATTAGTTCTAAATTTATGATTTCCTTACAGACGTTCATATATAAGTTTAATTCGTCTGGCGTTAAATCTGGTTTATCCCAAGTTAGCCTTATAAACTCTTGTTCAAAAAGTTCTTTGTCTCTTACGTTTATATAATTGTTTACGATAGCTACAAATCTAGAATTGTTTAAATTAATCCTTAGTTTTTCACAACAGGATGTTTGATGCCTTGACATCTTGTTTTCTTCTAAACCGTATCCAGTTGAGTCATTAATTTTTTTAATTATTCTAGAAATGGCGTGTGGAGCAACATATGTTGGTGTTTCTTCTGGTGGAGCTTCTCTACCTAGTGTCAAAACATATTCATGTACGGTTCTTTGCTCTTTGCTTAAATTTCTTACAGAGTTTCCAAATAATTCTTTTGCTATCTGCAAAGATGACCAACCAGCATCAATTCTTTGTTCTATAATGTTTTCTTGTTCTTGGGTTAATTCAATTGACTCTACTTTTTTGTGTTTTGTTGTTTTTACCTTTAAACCGTTTTCCGCTAAGAACTTTGTAACTGATCTTCCTTCTTTTGACCTGCCATCTAGTTTATCGTCATTAAAAACTATTTTTGTTATGTCAATGATGTTGGGGTTCCTTTCAAACTCCTCTAAAATTTTTGTTTTTTGTTCTGGTGTTAAATCGCTCATATTATATCGTTGTTTTCTAATATGTTTCTTACTTTTTCTTGAAATATCTTTTTTAGATTTTTTATTTGCTTGTAGCCAGCTGATCTTCTTTTTTCTGTTGTCTTGTAGCCCAAATAGCTTGCCACAGTTTCTTCAGAGTGGTTTTCTATAAACAACATTCTAAAAGCAACATATTGCTTTGTAGATAATTGTGGTCGAAGCTCTTTTGATATTTTTTCTGTAGCTTCCGCAATATCTATGTTATCATCTTGTCTTTGTTGTATTTCGTTTGAATGGTTTTCTATTGTTACAGCTAACTTTATATCGTATGCTGATTTCTTTCTTTTTGCCCAATCAGCATAGTCAGTACATGTATTGTCTTGTACTGCAGAGAAAGTTTTTTCACAAGATGTACCTCCCATGTTATGCGGGCATTTTAAGCAAGGTCTAGCATAATTACCATAGTGATTTCTTAAAAGATTCTTAAACTGATTTGATACGACTCTACTTAGCCATGGCTCAATTGGTTTTTCTTGATCCCACATATGCCACTTTTTGTAAATATGCGTCATAATGATTTGCTTAATGTCATCATAATCAACAGATGGCACAGCGTCTAAATCCCACTTGCTACGTTTTTTCTCGAGAGCTGTTTCAATCTCCCGAAGCTTGTCTTCGAATTTGAACATTTACTAAACTTCGTCAATATCTCTTCTTTTAATTTCTCTTCTTACTGGCGCTGATTTGCCGCCAAGAGACCCGATAGTCTGATTATACTGACTTCCGAAAGTATCGATTTCGTATTCTAGTTTAGAAATATCTGGAACGTATTCAGCGTCTGTTTCGTTATCGCTTATAGCTTCTATCTTTCTAGAAGCTTTTACATTCCTGTTTAAAGGTTTAGATTCATTAACGGTAGCTACACCCATTGGTGTGCCACATTGAGAACAAAATTTAGGAGGGCTGAACTTATATTCAACTTTAGTACCACATTCAGAGCAAAACTTAATCATAATTTATAATAACTTTAGGTGTGAAATTTTAAAGTTATTATTTTTACACTTATTTTAGTGGTTGTACGATATTTAGAGAAGCTCTTGCCACGTCTCCAGCTGAGACAGACGCACTTTCACCATTTAATAAGGCATCAAATTCTATGGCCTTAAGTAAATTTTTTGAATTTCTAATCTGTACTGTAGGACTTACGCCTTTTCCAGTTAATGGTGTTATTCCAGCAATATCGTCTGTTTGAACTTGCAGTGTTTGCGTTGCACTTGTAAAAAATACTTGTGGAGTAAACTTACCTATTTGATACACTGGAGTGTATACAGCACTGTAAGTATAATTTATTGATTCAAATTCTGTTGCTTGGTCAATACTTCCCCCGCTAAACATTGAATAAATACCATGAGCCGTACCGGTAATTGTTGCTGCTGGTGTTAAATCGTCATTGTCTACACCTGCTATAGTTCCTCCTTCAGCTTCTCCAATTGGAGCAGAACCCTTATTGGGTACACCGTAACAAACAAAGTCAGCATTATAACTTATTGGGGCATATGGTGAAACACTTAAGCTAAGATTTGTTAAATAACAACCTGTTAGAACTATACCATTAGCTTGGTGCCCGATTGATATGCGGCACCCTTTTCCTTGCTCACCGGTATAATCAAATGGATTAAATTCAGTACCTAAAGCCCCTCCGTCTCCATTTCTTTCTAACAATGCTGAAAATGAAACAGAAACATCTGGAGGTCCAGCTGGTAAAAGATTATCTTTATTCGATCTTTTCCCTAAAACAGGAACATTAGAAATGGCTGGTGCGTAATTGAATTGAACTTGTGTCGCTGCTACTAATCTTTGATTAGCATTCGAAACCGCCTGCGCTCCTGTGCTATCTGGAGCCCCTACATAAACCGGTTGATTATCAAACTTTGAATACGCCATATAATGTTATTACACTTAAATTATGTTTTATAACCTCGATATGTTAAATTAGCTACAACCGTATCTCCGACACCAGCAGATATAGATTCTGACACTAAATGAGCGTTTTGCAATTCAAATACATTTTCATCTCCGTTTTTTGTTTTTAGTGTTATTTTAACTATCTTATCTCTATAAATATTTGTTGAAAGATCACTATAGTTAGTTTTTCCTGGAAGGGCTCCATATTTATGACCTAAAGAATAATCTTCAACTTCAATTGATACCGTGGCTGATTGTTCTATCGGTTTAATTAAATCTACTTGACAAGGTTTGATGTCTCCAATTTTATATTTTGGTTGATATTGATATGTTTCGGTAAAAGTAAAAGATTGTATAGCGTTAGCTTTTCCTATTCTAGCTGTGCCATCAGCTCCAGGATCGGGATGCTCTTTACTACTTAATTCTATTAACATTCCAGTTTGATTTATTTCAGCTATAGCATTATCTGATGTAGCTGCACTTATAACATCAGCAGCTTTAATTGGGCTATTGACAGTATTTAATGCCAGAGTTGGATTAACCCCACTTAAGTCACCATAAACAGTAAAATCAAAAGATATTGCTGGATCAGAATTAAGGTCAACTGATAAAGAATAACCATCTAAAACCGCACCATCAAATTGCAAAATATTTTCGCCATAAACAAATGATCCAAAAATTCCAGTTGATCCAGTCAAACCAGTTATAATATCTTTGTTTAATAAAAATTTATCTACTTTTGCAGTTGTTGTAGGTGGTGCTGTAGGTAGCGTTGTTGCAAAAGGATTTCCCAATAAACTAACTGGATCTTCATTATAGTTTTGTTGAAATGATACGTTTTGTATACCACTTAATAAAACGTCATTAATAATAATGTTTGTATCGTGTGAACCCTCTGCCATAAGTATTTTTACACTTATTATAAACGCTTTGAGACATCATTCCAGTATTTAGATGAGTCGCGTAATTTTCTGTTAGATTCTCTAATATACTCCATTTGAGTTTTAAGTACATGTAAAACCTCTAAATAGTGAGGTTTGTCTTTTTGAGGAATCATTGGCTTGACTTCCTCAATAAGAATATCTATCACATGATCTATATACTTACAAGTCGGACCGGGTACCGTGGGTGCGGTCTTCTTATAATCTTCGTATGTCTTTTTTGCTGGCATTTCTTTTACGTATTGTTACATACATAAATACACTAAAACCAGCTAAAAGTGCATAGGTAGAAGGTTCTGGCACCGTAGTAAGATATGTCATAGTTAGATTACCTGGCCCTTGAATTTTTATAGTACCCGCCCCATTCACTTTGGCGTCATAAGTTGTTATAAGCCCGTAATAGGTGATATCGGTTTCTAAATCATCTTCCAAATAGAAAAGTAAATCACCATAATCACTTTCGCCAGAATAATTGTCATTATCATCGTTATCCGCAAAGAACAGTGGGTTTGATGGCGTTGTTAGATTTGGCTGTTCGTCGTATACATAAATCATTGTATCCGCTTTCCAACTAGGTGTATTTGGCCCAATGAAGGTATAGCTTTCGTTTGTTGTATAATCATTATCCATACCTACGTATCTAACATTGTGAAATCCAATATTTTCTACTGAATAAATGCC